ATCATGTAGTTGCCCTTGATGACCTTCTCGGCGTCCTCCATCTGCTGCCGGAAACGCTTCCATACCCTTGTACGGCGGGCCTTGGAGTGCCCGGGGTAGATGATCATGTTCCGCTGGAGCAACTGGATGAGGTGGGTCCATCGCTCTGACTGGTTCTTCAGGTCCGAGGTGACGGGGATGACCTCGCAGCGGTGGCCCAGCAGCCGTTGCAGCCGTTCCGCCACGGCGGACCCCATGCCCTGTGCGTCGACCCCTACGAAAGCAATGTCATAGGCTTCCAAGAAGTCGAGGATCTGGAAGTACTGGGTCTCCCACTCGGTGTTGTTGATCTCCATCCAGTTGAGCACCCGGTGCTCCCGGTAGCCCGCTGCGTCGGGGTGGTCCCAGTCGACCCAGCACACGGTGACCACGGTGGAGTCCTTGACCCGGGCCGGGTCGATGCCCACCACCACGGGGGTGCGGTGCCACGCCTTGACCAGCGGCATGGCCTTGTCGGCCATGTAGTCGAGGTCGTCCTCGGTGATGAGCATGCCCCGGTCCAGCATCCACTTCAGGGAGTAGGACATCTGGAACTCGTCGGAGTCCTCCCCCAGCCGCAGTTTCTCCTGCTTGATGAACCGGTCGTAGTACGGGTTGTACTTGGCGACCGTGCGCCAGTCGTACTCAAAGTGCGACTTCTTGCCGCCCCGCTTGGTGGCCCGCCGCTTGTTGTGCTGGATGGCCTTGTAGAAGTCGCCCTTGGAGAACGACGGCGTGCCGATCTTGACCATGGAGCCTGCGTAGGCCGCCAGCATGGGGTGGATCGACTTCCGCACCATCGTGTCGTCGGCCTCCTGCGCCTCGTCGATCACGATGAGGTGGTACGACGCGCCCTCGATCTTGGCCTTGGGGTTGGCGGTCTGGCGGCGGCACATGGAGCCGGAGCGCAGTTTCAGGACACGTCCGCCCGGAGTTACTTTGTCGTCGATCTCCGGGTCCCCGAGGAACTCCTTGGCGTGGTCGGTGGTCAGTTTGTCGAGGATACGGCCGAAGATGAACTCGCTCTGGCCGTCCACGGGGGCGAACACGCCGACCCACAGGCCCCGCTTGAAGCGGTCGAGGATGTCGAAACTCTTCGCCAGTTTGGGGAACAGCACCAGCACCCCGGCGATGATCACGGCGAGGGTCTCGGACTTGCCCGACTGGCGGGACCACAGTGCGGTGATCTCCTCGCCGTCGGCAAGTATCAGCGACTCGACGATCCGGTAGGCCAGTTCCCGCTGGTAGGGCCGCAGTTCGATGTCGGCCAGTTCCTCGCAGAACACGATGGTCCTGAGGATCAGTTCGTGGACGAACTGCGCCTCGTCCTCGGTGAGGTTGAAGACGAGGTTCTCCTCCTCAAGATCCTCGTCGGTGGGGAGGTACTCCTCCTCGCCCACGCCGTCTGCCGGGATGCCGAGGTCTTCGTAGTCGGTGGTTGCCACGCCGGGATGCTACCCCGGTGCGCGAAGAAGGCCGGGGCTGCAATCCGAAACGGAACCCCGACCTTCTTCTTTCCCCCCATTGGGGAGGTCTTATGCCTGCTGCTCGGACTTCTTCTTGGCCCGGCGCTCGGCGTAGTACTGGCGGTTCTTCTCGACGCAGGCCGTGCCGAGGCACCCCTGCTGGAAGCGGTAGAGGCTGGAGTTCGGGCACACCGCCGAGTTGATCTCGGGGTTCAGCCCGCAGGTTCCCGCCTCACTTACCTGCAAGGTCTTGGGCTTCCGGGCCTTGCGGGCCTCCATCGCCGTGACGCGGACGTTGAGGGCGTCCACCTCGTCACGGAGGTGGGCCTGCTTCTCCTTCAGTTCCCGGTTCCTGCTGCGGAGGGCGGTCAGCCGCTCCTCCAGCCGGTCGAGACGTTGGAGGAGGTCGTCGGCGGTCATGCCGACTCCGCCTCGGGCAGCGTCACGAGTTCGCCGGGGATCTTCGGCGTCTGCTCGTTGTAGCGGTTGATCCACGCCCGTGCCGTCGGCACCGACACGCCGAGGGCCGCAGCGGCCGAGGTCAGGGTCAGCCCCGACTCCACCACCTTCGACACCTCGTCACGGCGCTCGTCGTACCGGCTGGGTCGCCCCATCTTGGGCTTGCCGACCTTCTTGGTCTTCTTGACGTCGGGCAGGACGGCGGCGACCTCCTTGTCGGACCAGCCCGCCATGCCGAGGCAGATGCGGGCGGCGTCGGCCATGGGCACGGCGCCGGTACGGGCGTACCGCAGCACGTCGGCCGGGGTCTTGACGGTCACCTTGATGTTGAGTTCCACGATGTACTTCTCCTGCTACGGGGTCCGCTGGGTGATGAAGATGCTCCACATGCGCTCGACCTCGGAGGTCTCCTGCGTGCCGAACCACGACTGGTCGCTGAGGCCGAGTTTGACGTCGGCCACCTCGATCAGCATCCGGGCGATCTCGTCCCGGAGCCTTCCGGCGGTCTTGCGGTCCTCGACGGGTCCGAACATGTAGGTCCGGGCGTTCGCTTTGGCCTCCACGTAGTACGGGTAGCCCTCGAAGTCCAAGGGAAGTTCCAACTGGTGGCCGACCGAGGGGTCGTCAGGGTCTTGCGGCATGGGGTCCTCCTAATAGGTGTCGTGCCGTTCCGCCCGCTCACTCATCAGGTCCAGACCAACTACGGCCTGCTCTAACTGCTCACGGGCGTGGTCGAGACCTGCGGAGTACTTCACGCCGCCCAGCGACCTTCCGGTTGCCATGGCCTCGCCCGCAGCCATGATGGCAGCCTCGACGTAAAGGAACAAGTCAGAATCGGGAAGCCGGTCCAGCCTCCCCCGAATCTGCTCAGGTGTCGGCTGCTTCGGGCGTCTCCACCTCATCGAAAGTCCACTTCCCGATCTCCGCCGGGGTCACCGCCACGTCGGTCCCTGCGACGACCCGCAGCGGGTCGTCCTCCCGGGTGGGTCGGGCAATGCCGACGTGGACGGCCCGGGACCCTAGCCGCAGCCGGACACCCCTGCCAGCCCGGAACGGGTGGTCGGTCTCGACGGCCCACGAGCGTGAAAGTACTGGCCCGTCCGCCTCGTCCTCGAAAGAGAAGTACGTCTCCCAGTCGGCCATCAAAAGTCTCCGGGCTGGTAGTTGTAGTCGGTGCCGACGCCGTCCTCACGGGTTGCCACGGCCCGACGGTTCGGGTTGCTGGGCGCACCGAGTTCGTCCGGCGTCGACTTCCAGTACGAGAAGCCGTCGAGGGTGGTGTTGACGTACCTCCCCTTGGACACAGCGAGGGCGAACTTCCGGTACGTCGTCGAGTCGGAGTGAGCGACGCTGCGGCCGGGGTCGGGGTTGGAGGTGTCCTCCGCCTTCCACGTGCCCTGCGCCAGTTTGTAGGTCGTGTAGACGTCGCCACGGCGGTTGCGCCACTCGACCTGCAACTCGCCCATGCCGTAGTCGTAGCGGTACCGGGTGAGCCGGGAGGAGTTGGGGGCCTCGACCCACGGGCCGCAGTCGTGGTTGACGGGTCCCGACTGTGAGTTCTGCATGATTAGAAAGTACCAAACGTCGTCAGTCGAGAAGGTGGTTGAGCCAGTAGGAGTTCGCCCGTCCGTGGGCAGTTACCTCCGGGAACGGTTTGATCTCGCCACGGAGGCAACGATGGACCGGCGGCTCATGGTCGTCGTCCACGGGAATACGCAGGGACCGTCCACAGTCCTCGCACTCCAGTTTCAGGATCTCGTGACGCACCGGGGCATCGTAGGATCATGCTCCGGCGGTGTAACTAGTTGTACGGGGCGTTCAGCCGCTGGGCGTACTCGGCAAAGATGTCGCTGAGGTCGGCGTCGCCAGCGGCCTCGATGATGACGGCCAGTTCGTCCACGATCTTCCCGGCCTGCAACACCGACGAGGCGAACAGCGTCGCCTCGGTGCCCGAACCGATCAGGATGGTGGTGGGGTCGCCGTCCTCGTCCGGGATGTCGGGGAGCAGCATGATCACGACCGGCTCACCGTCCTCGGTGACGGTGATGCCGAACTGGATGGTGGCGATGTCCTCGCCGTCCTCGTCGTAGAAGTCGTCCATCAGGGGTGTCTAGCACCCCCGGGTCACGTCTGGGGGGAGAACTCCCGCTCCCGGCGACGGACCTCGGCCTCGACGGCGAGGGCCACGGCGTCGGCGGCACTGGACTGGATGGAGTGGTCCCACAGGCCGACGACGGCACCGACGCCCGGGTTCCCTGTGACGGCGGCGGCGACCGCTCCTGCGGTGACGGACTCTGCGATGTTGGTCTTGCGCTTCATGGTCAGATGTTGGCCCATCTTTGCCTGCTTGTCAAAGTGGTTTGGCAACCGGCCTGCCAACTGGTAGCGTGAAGGGCAACGCCCCCGCATCTTGCAGTACGGGGGCGTTGCTGTATCCATCAGTCCCTACAACTTTAGGAGTAGCCATCATGGCACGACCCAAGTACCTCGCGGCGGCGATTCTCGTTGCAATCTCGTTGCAGTTTGCCGTTCCCGCCGTCGCGAACGCCGAACCCGTCCACCGCACCGCCTACACGGGCGGCTGCCACGCCGCCGTCGACACCTACTGGCCGGTCCAGCACCGGAACTGGGCGCACCGGATCGTGCAGAGAGAGTCGAGGGGCCAGAGCAACGCTGCCAACCCCCGCTCGTCCGCACGAGGATGTTTTCAGATGTTGCTGCGCTACTCGGCACCGTTCTACCGGGCCGTCGGCTGCTCCAACGCACAGTGGTCCAACCCGGTGTGCAACGTCCGTGCCGCCTACGTCATGTTCCAGCGTGCTGGCAAGTCCCCGTGGCGGGTGCGCTGATGCCGGAGGGGATGACGTTCGACGACTGGCTCGCCATCGGGATCGAGGTGGGCTGGGTCACTCAGATCGTCTGCCAGACCCACGACGGCACCGAGATGACCCCCGCCGAGGAGCAGGACTGGGAGGACGGCTACGACCCGTGCATCCCGGTCATGCGGGTGTGGGGCGAGAAACTTTCTGACTGAGGTCAGAAACTAACCTCGGGCCATGAGGCCCGGTACGAAGGCATGGGTAGGTCTGACCGCCTACGTCGCAGGCTACGACCTGTGGGCAGCGGTCACTGGTAACGAGACCCTCTCCAGCGCCTTCTACCGGGCCTTTCGCCATCCTGTGCGGAAGTTCC